ATTATCGAATTGACCCTTAGCAAAAGCAGGATCAGGTCTATCTGTAAGAGCCCTATTTACGTCAATAACAGCTTTAGAAATTCCGCCAGCACGTATACTTGCAGATGTCATTGAGTATTTCTGACCCTGCTCCCGTAAGTCATTAGATAGAGCTTTATATTGCTTAGCCAAATCGCTATACTGAGCTGACAAAGCTCCATCTAATTTAGTATCTACTCTTCTAGCAAACTGAGCAGCAATAGAACTAGCTGACCAAGCTCCTGCAAAGTAGACATTATCATTGGCTTCAGATAAAGCAAAAGTAATCTCTTCGTTCTTGATTAACTGATCATTTGTATCAGTGTCCCCAATAAGAAGCCTGACTACATTCAACCTACCTGCTGCTGTAGTCTTTACGAGATTAGTTTCATCATAAGTCCAAGCCATTAGTCTGCCTCAAAATCTCCGTAGTTTCTCCGCCAAGAACGAATTAAGCCTACTTGCTTATCTTTAATCTTAGAGACACGACATTTCTTCTTGTCGTATTCAGTCTCGCCAGATGTCTTCTCTTTTACTTTAGCGTTGATAGATTTAACGAGGATGGACAACTGTTCATTAGTCATCTCATCCAGACCATCTCCAACGGAGGGTTTGACAGACTCTTCCATTTCTTCGTTGTGATGAAGATGATGCTCATTGTACATACGTTCAATGTTAGCCTTTGGGAGACCCCGCTCCTTCCAAGGAACGAGATCACCTTTAGCATAGCGTTTACCACTCATCAGCAATCCATTAGGATTACGCACGAAGACTGGCTTATCATATTGGAAAGGCGGTCGGGTCATTCACCTACTCCTTATGACAAGATTGTGTTGAAGAACACACCAAGGTCTGCACCTACAACCTTTTGGTCATAAGCCATGTTAGCTTCAAGAAGCTCTGCAACACCTTCAACACGCAGGAAGTCACCTGTGTAAGAACGAATGTCGATACCATAACCAGATGCGTTATCCAGTTCGTTCCATGTGAAGTTGTACCCTGCTGATGGAACCATCAATCCTGCAGATTGTGGTGCATAGTAGAGAGCAGCTTTCTTGGTTGCTACAAATGCAAGAGACTCAGAAAGACCTTCTTTTGCAGTGTTCTCAATCGCGTCAACGATGTAGTATTCTGCAACTTCAAAGATCTCAGCAAGTTTAGCTTGCGTTACCAAAGCGGTGTTAGTAACTGTTGCACCACCGTTGATACGTGCCAGAACGTCTGGGTGGTTGACCAATGTGTCGTGAACGTCACGGGTAACAACCATTTTGTTTGGCTTGAAGCCACCAGAAGCAACTTGCATCGCACGACGGGCAGTTGTTACGTCAACGATTGGGGTTGAGTTTGTGTAGTCATCCCACTGTGTAACTTCTGCTGCAGTGTCATTGTCAGCATTTGCAACACCAGTGTACTCAGTTGTCCAGATGCTTGTTCCAAAGAACGTAGACATGAAACGCTTTTCACGGTCAATCAAGAGATTGTGTGTGAGCATTTCTGATGCACCGCGACGAATATCCAAAGCGGTGTCAGCGTTTGCCAGTGTCTCAAAGTCAAAGTCTGTAGACAAAGACCGCACGTCACAAGTGTACGTTGCGTTTGAGATTGACATACCGATACGCTGTGAACGAGTACGTGGAGCGCGAGGCTGAACTTCATTGCGGAAGAAGTTCTCGCGGTCATAGATGTAATACTTGTTGGTCTTTTTATCAACAGGTACGTTTGGGAAAACCTTATCAGCGATAAAGTTGTCTTGTGATTGTAGGTACGCTACTGTCAGGTTTGTTAATGGCTGATCAATATGTACCTGTGAGGCGGTTAGCATAGGCATTGTTGTTATTCCTTCCTATCTATAGGTTACGCTAGGATGTTGCCGCCTTGGATAAGCTCCATAGCGATGACTTGACCGTCAACGCCAGCTTCCATTGCGTATCCCATAGAAACATCTCCTGATGCTGCTGTAATAGCGTCACCAGATGCGTCTGTTTGAAGTTGCGCACCAGCAGCAACAGTGCCGCCACATGTGATGCGAGTTTGACCAGAAACAACAACAGTTGCCTCTTCACCTGATGCTGGGTCATTTTCCAGAACTCCAAAGCAACGCTCTCCTGCAGAGTCAGCAAGGTCTACTTGACCATCAGATTCCAGTGTTACGAATTTGAACTGAGAAGACGACAAATCTTCGCCAGCAATTAGTGAGCGTGTGTCACGTGATTGTGTTACAGCCATGATTACTCATCCTTTTCATAAGTTTTAGCGATAAGGGATTTACCCTCTGCTGTTTTAGAGATGGCATCAAAAGCAGCGTATTTGTTGACCTTATGCTCTTCGGCATAGGCGTCTACCATCTTGTCTAATTTAGATTGTGGATCAGACATGTCGGCCTCGACAACTTTCTCTCCCACTTCATCCATAGCAGCAGCAAAGGCAGCGTCTGCGCCCTTAAGTGCCTCTAGGACTTTTGCATCACCCTTAATAACATCAAGCAACGACATAGCTACTTCAACGTCAAAGTGTGGTAATTCAGCTTCAGCTTTCTTGCGCAGTTCAATCATCTGCTTTTCAACTTTAGCTTCCTCAAGAGCTTTCAAGACAGGCTCTGGAATGTCAGCCTTTACGACCATCTCTCCATTAACCTCAATCGTCTCTACGATCTCTTCTTTTTTCTCAACGACTTCACCTAGCTCTTTGCGTAGGCTTTCGTTTTCTTCTTTCAGAGCGATAAGTTCTGCTTCCAAAGAAATATCCTCGTCAGCTTTCTTCATATCATCCTCGTCCATCATTTTCTTAGCTTCTGGGAAAGTGTAACCTTTATCCATGTAGCCACGAAGTTTAGCCTTGAGGTCATCAGACATCTTGTCCATTTCCTCCATTTCGGCATCACTCATTTTGTATGCTTTTTCCATATTTTCCTCTTCGGAATCACGCTTGAACAGAGCAACTTTGGCAGACGCATTCGCAGGACGGTCAACCAAAGATAGTTCGTCAAGCTCAAGTTGCTTAAGAAGATGCATCTTCTAGTTTCTCCTTGATTGCACGACCACCGATACTGAAGGCCGCAAGTTCTCCAGATTTGACCTTATCCCAGACGTCATCGTCGTAGACTTTGTAAGCTACAACCCATCCTTCACGGTCACTCTGTATGCCAAGGCTCTCACCGATTTCTTTGGTGATAGGCAGAGAGTGAATTACACGCCCTGTCATTTTACCTGTGTGCATTGTTTTACCAACACGAATATGTTCCATAAAATCATTTACGGCTTTCACAAGTGTGTCAGCTTCGATAACATCACCTTGACGGTCAACAACACGTTCACCATTCTCAGTAATGACAGAGGCCCACCCATAGACAATACGTTGCTCTTCGTCTGCCTTAAGGATCTTGCCCTCAATTTCTGTTTTAGTTAAATCACTCACTGTGGCACCTTTCTCCCACATACGACAAGACCAATATCTCGCAGTTGTCTTATCAGTTGCAGTATCGCACGAATGACGACTACGAAAGTTGGCTCTGGCTTTGGGATCATCACGGCGTATCTCCATGTTAGGATCACCGAAAGTTACTTTTTTGGTTTTATCACCATCTTTGACGTAAACACCAAACTTCTTGCTTGATCCAGAAGGCAGTCTGAATGGCTTGTTTAGAGGTCTGTCTGCTTTATCAATGGCTGCTTGGGTAGGCAATTCACTCTCATCCCACACGTCATTCTTTCTTGTTGACAGGGGGTGTTTAGTAGGGAGTAAATCAGTATCGTGTTTACCGCTACGGAAACGACCAGTGCGAATAGTACGTAAGAAGTTGTTGACACGTGCCATAGCCCATTGTTCTTTAGAAGATACGTTAGGTCTTACGGAAGAGGGGTTGGTTTTATATGCACCGATACCCCTGTCATAAACCTGACGTAAGGTGGAAGCAGTTACTTTACCTTTACCCCCATGTTTTTTATTGTGGTCGCTTGCCTTGCTTTCCAGCGTAGACATGTCCACTTTGGTGATCTCTTGGATGATAGCGGTCAAGACCCTAGAAAGCAAATCATCAGGCTCTTCCTTGTCTTCTATATCTCCAAGCTCATTATAGTATTCCATGTACGCTTCATGCGTAGCTGCTGGCATATAGAAGGCTTGACCATTCATAAAGTGTGTATGGATTTCTTCACCAAGTCCCATCATTCTGGCTCTTGTGCGAGCTTCTGCAGGATTGGTAAATAAGTCCTCATCCATCTGTCTTTTCTCTACTGCAGACCAAGCAGCAGCAAAAGCTCTCTGCTCACTCTTGGTATCTGCATAGACTGAATTAAAGACACGACGAAACTGTGTATGTTTTTCCTCTGGCACGGTTTGCCTCACTGCTTTTGGAAGCTCTGAATTACGAGAATAGGGCATTAAAGTACCTTAGCTATATAACCTTTAAAGATACCAAATACTATGGCATTGTTGGTTGGAGTTTCGACTCTTACACGAACATCTGCATTCTTTGGTACGATGATTGCAGGGTCTAAGATAATGTTAGAACTGCCCCCAGTTGAAGATGCTGTAAAACATCCTTTTGGAAGAAATACTTTACCCACTTCCCTGATTTCGACATAAAAATCAACTGCTGCGCTGGTTTTGGAACTTACAGCCCCATAAAACCCAGTCATTATATAATAATCAGTATTGCTAAAGGTTGTGGCAGCTTTTAGAGACTGTTGAAAGCCTTGGGGTATATCAATGTGGATTTTTGTAACATCTGTAGGAATGCCACCTGAGATAGTGGTGTTCTCATAGACCACAACTCTTCCTACTAACTCTGTACTATTGTTATTGTACATACGTGAAACACGCGCAAGGTCTGTTGTTAGAGGTACAGCATTCTGTCCATTTAAAGTTGCCGTCTGTACGACAAAAGTGAACTTATTATCAGCTAGGGTGTGTCCCTCAATGGTAACTTCTTGTGTATCAGAGGCAGAAGAGGAAGACACAAAAGAAATAGTGTTATCTGTAACGTAACTTTCGTTTTGACCAACAGTCCAAACAGTTTCAAGGGTGTTTGTACTTAATGAAGCAGAACGTCCAAACTTGATAAGAGACTTAGCCTTACGATCAATGGAGACTTTATCTCCATAAGTCTGCTGGATCTCACGTTCAGCTTGAACAAGTTTCCCATCAGGGACTTCGTAAGCTCTTCTCGACCAACCTCCTAACATTTGCTCTATTTCCTGTGTTTCTTGGATTACAACAGCGTTGGGATCATCTGCGCTTTCCAACTCAGGGAAAGGAGTTATGATATTTCCCGCTGTTAGGCTATGGGCCTGTGTTAAGGTTGTTTGGCCTAGACTTGGTGTACCTGTTACAAGAGACGTAACGCTAAAGTTTTCTGCTTCTGTAGCTGTTGCAGAAGGTACAACAGGAGAGCCAGTTACAATACTATTTACTTGAAGGCTATGGCCTTGAGTAAGACCTGCAGTAGAAATTACAACTTGACCAGAAACAATAACTGTAAGAGTTAAGTTGTGATCTTGACTTACGCTCGTTGTAGCAAGGTCTGGGGGGTTTGTAGCTACAGAGGCAGAGTTTAAGCTATGGCCTTGTGTAATAGCTGTAGTGGCTAATACAGAATTGCCTGTAGAGATATTAGCAGGACTTGAATTGTGGTCTTGACTTATATTTGTTGTGGCAACACTTGGAGAACTTGTTATTATGCCATCTGTGGCAATAAAGTTCTCATTGATAATCGGTTCACTAGCTTCAGTAAGAAGTAGGTCAGAACTCTCCTGTAATATCCTACTGGACATGACCTAACCCTTTTATGCTGGGTCAGGAATACCGATAGTGAACGACCCTAAAGAAAATGTATTTCCCGAAGTTACAACTTGTGAGGTTGTTAGATCCCCTGTTGCATACAGAGTTGTGCTACCATTTGTAATAGCATAATATGCAGCGGTGCCTGAGCCTGTAACACTTGCGTCTGATACAGCAGAGACAGTTACCTCTCGACCACCCCCTGTACGATCTGCAGGAGAACCAATGGTAATTGTATCTGTACCTAATGTATAGGTAGAGGTGGCCTCTGTATAGGTAGTAGGCTCTGTAGAACAGATATCAATTCGTGTACCGTTTGTTGTAAGTGTCGATAGGCCACTATCGAATACAGCATTAGCTAGAGTTGCCATTTTCTGCTACTTTCTTAGGTGGAAGTTCTGCGTTAGCCAACAGAGCATTCACAATATCATCCTGATCACTCAGGTCTATGTTAGCGCCATTTAAGTTACGTAGATAACTACCAAGTTCACGTAGATCATGTGGAGCAACATCACCAGCGCAGATCTTTGGCATAAGATCAAAGTTAAGTCCGTTGATATGCCAGAGTGGTTCAATTAACTGCTTGTTCAACACATCAAAGATAGAGTTTATATAACTTTCCATAGAGCGCAGAAACAGATCAGTTTTAGATTTGCTTAACGCATAAGAGCCATTTGCCCCTGCACCCAACATCAAGAACTCAGCCATAACGCTCCTAGCAATATCGTGCTGATAGCGGCTGATGATAGGATTAATATCAATGTTGCGAGAGCCATTACTTGTAATAAGCTCAATATCGACAATCCTCTGGTTGGTTGGTTTTCCATCTACATCTCTATATACATCAGAGGGCAACAAAGCATAACCTTGCTCATTGAACTTAAGGTCTCTTAAGATCTTCTCCATTTGGCTACGTACTGACACCTGATCAGAAGTTGCATCGGGAGAAAGGTACTCTGCAGAGATTCTACCGATAGGAACACCGTGGAGTTCTCTCTCTACAGCTATAGCTTCTATGTTTTGTAGGTTTTTAAGATACTGGTAAGAAGTGTATGCATTCCGTAGGATAGAGCGTCCAGATGGGTCATTGTTCGTGTTCGTCGTCCGATAGTGAAGGATCTTATTTGCTGGGATAAAAGTTGATTTAATCCCATAGTTTTGTTCTTGTCTAACACCCAGGATGTCTCCTGTTGTTTTATCCACATCAAATCGCTCAATCGTCCACTGTGCGCGAGACGCGAGTTTGCGTACACCGATACGTCCGTCAGAGAACTTGGAGTACTTCTTTCCGCTGCGGGAACTTGGCCCTTGTCTACGTTTGTAGACGACCTCGAAGATAGAGAAACCAAAAGTCAAATGAGACAACGCCTCGGAGATGTGGTCATCTAGAGAATGTTCCATATCCTCTAGAATACTCCTTACGAAGTCTGCCTCCTTTTTAGCCTTCCGAGTATCGTTAGCAGGTTCTATGTAATAGTCTACATCTCTAAGAACCTGTTCGGTAGCGTACATGATAGCGCCTATGGTACTATCGTTGTCTCGCATCTCCCGAAACTTGCGGATGGCTCGTTTGCCTTTTAAGTCGGGGAGAAATTCGTCAGCACGGATAGTTCCGTCTTTAGTGTTAGAACCGCCTTGGCCTAACTCTAACTTACCCAACTCTTCGCTTAGCTTTTTCATTTTTAACCTAGGTATATTTGATCAAGGCCCTTAGCATCGGAGTAAGAGAGCCTGAGAGTGGGATTATTAACTCCGTTAAGCATCAGGTCAGTCAAAGCCCATACACAAGCATCCAAACGATCTGGGGAGCCAATAGATCCTAAAGGCTCCCAAGTTCTCATTTGCGTTTCCAGCTCATCAAGGCCTTTAACATGCTTGACTTTGCCTCTTTCATAGAGTGCAGATATAGGTTCAGCCCTAGCCATTTTCCCTCGACTAGCATGTACAAGGCGAATAGGAACTGTTTCATCTTCTGCTTCAAGTGTCCTACGAACCATTTCACCGCCTTGATTCCTTTCGGCAACAATACGGTCTGCACGATAGTGGTTGTACAGCGAGACAGCCTTCGCTGCCCATTGAGAAGGGCTAAGTCGATCCGTAGCATCTTCGAGGACATATCCTATTCCATTCACATCTACCCCTGCTACTACAATACCAGTCATATCTGACTCAGAGTTGGCAGTTACAGCAGGGTCTAGTGCAACTACAATCCTATTTAATTCTGGTACGTCCTTGAGGTCTACTTCTGCCTGATCTAGTATTTCAGTGGTCCAGAGAGCGCCATCGGCTTCCTCAAGCATCTCAGCGTAGAGCTCTTGTTGCCCTAGGCGAGTGCCTTCGTATTCTTTTCTTATGCCTTCTAAGAATGGAGTAGCTAAGTTAGCTTCATTGTCAAAAGTAGATCCATGAGTAATATGACTACGTTCATTCTTGAGGAGGGCTCTCATTAGCTTGGTAGGTTTAGGAGTGGTAGTAACCATAACCTGAGGGTGTCTACCTAGACGCAGGGTAAACTGTAGCATATCCCATACGTCTTGCTGATTACGCCAAGCTGCAACCTCATCTGCCCAAGCTGCATGAAACTGAGGTCCCCTGAGGCGCTCTGGGTCTTCTGCGGAGAAGAACTCTGCCTTAGATCCATTCTCCCAACTGAGGGTATTGTTAGTAGGACTCCAAACGGGGTAGCCCATCTTAGCTCCCCTGTAGGTTACATCTTTGTCCCAACAAACATTAAGGAGACCTGATTCTCCTTCGACCATAACCCTACGGATGTCACCTTTAGTGGGGGCTACACAAGCTATCCTGCGGAAACCTTGCTTTACCTTATGC